TGCGGATTCCACGCCATCCGGACACTCAGCCCACCAACATCCGGACACCCGTTCCACGCTCATCCGGACAGGCAGTCGGAGCGCAGCAACGCAGGTTTGCATTGTTAGTCTGAAGCCCCTGCCGACGTCAATTTCGTTGCGCGCCTGCGCATCGACTCGCCCCTTAGTTCGATCCGATAAGCGTTGTGCACCAGACGGTCGAGGATCGCATCGCCCAAGGTCGGATCGCCGATCAACGCATGCCATTTGTCCACCGGCATTTGGCTGGTAACCAGCGTCGAGCGGTTGCCGTAGCGGTCGTCCAGCAGTTCGAGCATGTCGCGCCGTTGCGCGGCGGTAAACGGTGCCAGGCCCCAGTCGTCCAGGATCAGCAGGTCGATCTTGGCGTAGCCAGCCATCAGTTTGGCGAAGCGGCCGTCGCCATGGGCCAGGCCCAACTCCTCCATCAAGCGTGGCAGACGCAGGTAGCGCACGCTGTAGCCGTCGCGGCAGGCCTTGTGGGCCAGCGCGCAGGCTAGCCAGGTTTTACCTACGCCTGTTGGCCCGCCTATGATCAAGTTCAGGCCATCACGCAGCCACTGGCCACTGCCCAGTTGCAGGATCATGGCCTTGTCCAGGCCACGCGGGCTGCGGTAGTCGATGTCTTCCAGGCAGGCGTTGTGGCGCAACCGCGCCGCTTTGAGGCGAGAGGTCATGCGGGCGTCTTCGCGCTCGGTCACCTCGCGGTCGACCATCAGGCCGAGGCGTTCGTCGAAGCTCAGATCATTGATATCGGGCGTTGTGTGTTGCTCGCTCAGCGACTTGATCATGCCGTGCAGGCGCAGGGTTTGTAGCTTGTCGAGCGTTGGATTCGGTAGCATTTCGAAGCTCCTTTTTCAGGTCAGTGGTAGTAGTCCGGGCCACGCAGGTTGATGTGCTCGTCGGGTAGCAGCGGCAGGTTTTGCTGGGCCAGCGGCAGACGCTCCAGCCCTTGGCGCAGGATTGATTCCAGGCTTTTGTAACTGCATGCGCCCAGTGCCAGCGCACGCTGGCACGCGGCTTCCAGCCGCGCTTCGCCGTGCTGTTTGCTCAGGCGCAGGATGCCCAGGCAGGCGCGGAAGCCGTGCTGTGGGTGGATTCGGCGTTCGAGGATGTAGGCGATAACGCCAGCGGTGTTAGGCCCGGTCTGCTCTGCCCAGCGGATCAGCCGTTGCGGCGTCCACTCAGCATGTTCGCGGTGGCTCTTGGGCATGTGCTCGGTTTGGGTGGTGTGGCGGCCTTTGTGCTGCGAGCGCAGGTGGCTGGCCACGCGCTGGTTGGCGTGGAAGCACTCGACGGTCTGGGCGGTGAGTCGTACTTCGAGTTGGTGCTTCACCAGCTGGTACGGCACCGAGTAGAAGTGGCCATCGACCTCGATGTGGTAGTCGATATGGACTCGCACTTTTTTCCATTCGGCATAGACGTACGGGTGTTCCGGCAGCCCTTGCAGGGCCGGTTGGTCGAGGGCCTCGAAGGCTGACCGGCGTGAGCCGGGTAGCTTTTTGAAGGGCTTGTGATTGAGGCGATCCAACAGCAGCGCGATGGCTGTATTGAGTTCGCCAAGCGAGAAGAACTGGCGGTTGCGCAGCACGGCGAGGATCCAACGCTCGACGATCTGGACGCCGACTTCGACCTTGGCCTTGTCCTTGGGCTTGCGCGAGCGAGCAGGCAAAACGGCGACGCCGTAATGCTCGGCCAGATCGCGGTAGCTGGGGTTGATATCCGGCTCGTAACGGTGCGCTTTAGTCACGCCACTGCGCAGATTATCGGGCACCAGGATCTGCGTTGTGCCGCCGAAAAAAGCGAAGCATCGGACGTGCGAGCCCAGCCAGTCGGGCAGTTTCTGCGACCAGGTCGCCTCGGCAAAGGTGTAGCTGGACGCGCCGAGAACGGCGACGAAGATCTGAGCCTGACGGATCTCGCCGGTTTGCCGGTCGATGACCGGTGCTGTTTGCCCGGCGTAATCGACGAACAGCTTTTCGCCAGCACGGTGTTCCTGGCGCATGACCACGTCGACCTTGGCGGCCCAGAGGCGGTAGTGCTCGCAGAACCAGCTGTATTGAAAGCCTTGCGGGTGAGCGAGTCGATATTCCTGCCAGAGCAGCGCCAGGGTGACGCCAGGGCGGCGCAACTCGGCGTGTACCCACGCCCAGTCGGGCATTGGGCGCTGATCGGTCGGCACCGGCACTGCCGGTGGAAACAGCCGTCGATTCAACTCCGCGTCAGAAATATCGATGGGCCACTGAAGCCCACTGGCGGCGAACCGGCAAAGGTAATCCCCTGCACTCGAATGGCCGATGGATAAGCTGGCGGCGATCTTGCGCACGGACAGGCCGGCGTCGAACTTTAGGCGTAGTACCTCTCGGATTTTACGCATGGATAAACGCTCCACGACGACCTCTTCGCTTCGAAAAAAGAGGTCGATAGTAGTGAATAGTCCTGCGTTGCTGCCTGCCTGAAAGTGTCCGGATGGCCGTGGAATCGGTGTCCGGATGCTTGTGGAATGAGTGTCTGGATCAGCGTGGAATCAGTGTCCGGATGTCGGTGGACTGGGTGTCCGGATGGTCATGGAATCCCCACGCGGGGCAGGGCGCTCGCCGGCATTGACTGGCGGTAGAACGAAAAAGCCCGGCGCTGGGCCGGGCTTTGGGCATGCTCATATCGCTAATTAAAAAGGAACTTCACAGCCGCGCCTATTACGATGCCAGCAACGGCAGCACCTACAGCTATGCCGCCCATGTATCTGGCCAAAGTTCGTCGGATCTCATGGACGTCCGAGTTTACCGTCTTCAGATCACCTTTGATGCTGGAGAGATCAGACTCTATACGGCCGAATCTATAATCAGATGCTTTATCCCGCTCCGTTTGTGCAGCGAGAAAACCTGAAAACTTCTCATCTAGCGCTTTGTCGCGAGCAGCTTGTTCGGCCCGGAAAGACTCTTGGCGCAGGTCCATCTCCCGACGAATCTGGTCGTCGCGAAGGGAAAGCTCATGTCGGTAATCGTGCGGTTCGCTCATATCCTGAGTATCGTCTTCATCCGTGGCTTTGTCACGCAGCTTGCTGGTGTGATCTAGCTGGCCCTCTTCGTCATGATCAAGAGAATAAAGGTAGATTTCATTTTCTCTGGGGCCAGCAGAATTGTAGCTGGCGATAACGTACGCATCGCTGCCGTCGTCAAGCGCGCCGGGTGCATAGATGTATCCCATGCCGAACTTTCCGCTCACTGCGCACCGCCAGATTCCGCTCGTTTCTTCGCCTGCCCGACCATTCGTAAAAGCTCATGGCCCAGCTTTTCTGCTACATCCAGCGGCATCATCAGAGCCACCACGTCATTTCGATACCCAGCTACATGAGGATTAGCAAGGATGGCGCGCCGATTATCCTCTGGATCTGGGACTATTTGCTCCTTTAGAACCTCCAAAGAGTCTCGTCCAAACGTGACGTGCATGCGCTCCGAGCCGTTCCAGCTCATAGCTACAGGCGTAAATTTGTCTACATACTCATCCTGGAAATTGGATGATCTGCGGTGCAGTAGCTCATCAGCCATAATTACTCCCTGTTCACTACAAGTCCCCGCCGCGCCAGATGACCCGGCCCAGCTCACAAAAATCCGGTAACTCGCACCGCCACACCTATGATCTTGCAGTCGTCCGTGCATTTGATCATTGAGTACCCAGGATTCAACGGCTTTAGGTACAGCTGTCCTGCGTCATCGATCAGCTTCTTGAACGTTGCATCATTGCTGCTGGGCAGCTTTGCTACGACCAGCTTGCCAGGCCTGGCCTCAACGCCTGTGTCGACCAGAATGAGCATGCCCTCCGGGACACTGGTGCCGCTGGGTGCCGTCATAGAGTCTCCGACAACCTCAAGCCAGAAAGCAGGACCCTTGGCCTTGTAGTCGCTCGTCTCGTATCGATCTGAAAAACCGTCTTCGACAGCCTCTGCCCATGCGCCAGCAGCAACGGAGCTGACGACAGGGTATCGGTACACCCGCGTGGGTTGATGTGCGTTTCCCACGTTCGACGACTCGGCAGCAACGCCGCCATTTTCGCTCGGGCGAGCAGCGCTGCCCAATCTGACCATCTCTTTAGCCAGTCGCTGACTGAATTCAGAGACAGGCACTTGCAGATATCGCGAAAAAACCTCCGCAGCCTCAACGTTCAAAGCATTTCTACCCGTCAGGTAATGGCTAGCGGCGCTTTGTGAGCTCGCTTTCAAGCCCTCAAGCGCAATCTTTTCTTGGCTGAGTCCCAAGTCTTTCTTTTTTGCTTTGTAGATAGCGTTCAGCGCTGCGCACTCGTCGCGCTCGGTATCTGACAAATCGCGTCGTTTGCTCGGCTTATTCATTTCGCAACTCTATGAGCGCGGGTAATAATTATCCAATACCAGCGATATTGACATAACTAAGACCGCAGGTAATACTTGCCGCAGTATTCGTAGGAGATTCCGATCATGAACCGCATCCCGCTCACTGAATTCGTGGAAAGCCACGGCCAGGACAAGGCTGCCCAGTATCTCGGCCTGACCCAGGGCGGGATCAGCAAGGCACTTCGCGCCGACCGCCAGGTATTCGTTTTGGTCGAGCCAAACGGCGCGTACCGGGCCGAAGAGATCAAGCCATTCCCGGCTCAAGCAGTTCGAAAAAAATCAGCCGCTTAAACCCATTCATCAGCCACAAGGAAAGAAACATGTACGACGAGCCTCGCCACTTGAAAGACCGGGAGATCAAGTCCCGGTACGACGACGAGACCTACGAAGCGCTGAAAGCCGTGGCGCGCCTACACAAGCTGCAGCTGGCTGTGTTCGTGCGCATGTGCGTGGAGGAAAAGCTGGAAAGCATCGTTGAACAGGATGTTACCGAGAAACGCCATACCGCCTGAAGTCCCTGAAGGAGGCCAGAGTGCCTGAAACCACGATCTGCCATGGGATCGATGGAAGGCTCTACGAAAAGCTTGAACGGCTGGCAAAGGCAGCAGGAATGTCGCCAGAGCAGTACGCCGCAAAGCTCGGAAGTGAGCGTTTCTTCGAGAAGACCAGGCCAAAAGGAGCCGGAAAGATTCGGCACCTGCCAGTAGCAAGACGAGAGCCCGAAAGGGACTCGACAGTCCCTGAAAAGGGAGGGGGAGGGCCTGATGAAGACCTCTAATAGCTGGACCACCAAATCGCAGGCACAAAAAAGCCACCGGGCAATGGTGGCTTTTCGTGCAGCACTTACAACAAAGTTCTGGAGCGAATAATGCCTTCTCACCAACACGTCGTCAACTCTGACCGTCCGCGCCACGAAATGGCACCTTCGCAAAACGTGGCGCGATCCGTGTCGATGACCAGTCTTGAGCTGGTCGAATTCATCAATGAAGCCAGAAAGCGGCAGGCTCATTCAGCTGGCATGAGCTTTCCGAACGACGGCTACCCCAAACTTTTGCACAAGAACTTCTTGGCCAAAGTCCCGGAAGTTCTGGGCGAGGGATCGGCTAAATATTCAGCCGATCTTCCCGACGGCTACAACCGACCTCGGCGGGGATACATCCTGCCGAAACGCGAAGCCTGTCTCATGGCCATGTCCTACAGCTACGAGCTGCAGGCTTCGGTCTACGACCACATGACCGAGCTTGAAGAGCGCGTGAAGGGTCGCGTCATCGCCACGCTGCCCGACTTCTCCAATCCTGCCGCTGCCGCGCGCGCCTGGGCCGAACAGTTTGAAATGCAGCAGGCCGCCAATCAGGCCCTGGCCATCGCCGCGCCCAAGGCCGAGTTCGTCGACAAGTACGTCGAGTCGACCGGCCTGAAGGGCTTCCGCCAAACCGCCAAGCTGCTGGGTGCTAATGAGGCCCGCTTTCGTGAGTTCCTGCTCGATCGCCGGATCATGTACCGCATGGGCGGTGAGTGGCAGGCCTACCAGAACCACGTCGACGCTGGCCGCTTCCAGGTGAAGACCGGCACCAGTGACGCGGGCCATGCATTCAACCAAGCCAAATTCACCCCCAAGGGCGTCAACTGGATTGCCGGTCTGTGGGCTCAGTACAAGCTGGAGGCCAAATGATGGCTGATTTCGGATTTGTCTATGCGCTCTGTTCTCCGTGCATGCCGGGCATGTACAAAATTGGATCGACCAAGCGCTCACCTCATGAGCGTGCGAGCGAAGTCTCCAATAGCACCGGCGTGCCTGAGCAGTACCTCGTTGCCTTTTACATCGAAATTCAATCGCCACTCTCGGTCGAAAAAGCCATCCACCGCCTGTTTGATGGTCGTCGAGTATCTGCCAATCGAGAATTCTTCCAGGTCCCCCTGATTGAGATCATCAGGGCGATGGAAGGTGATGGCGATTACGTCTCGTCTTGGGATAGCGATATGGCCGTAGAGGCGCGCTACCCAGGCCAGGTGTCTCCGTATAACCCTCTCTGGTTTGAGCAGTCGCTTCATTCTGGAGCCTTCATCAATAGCGTCCGGAGGCCTCGGCAATGAGCGTCCAATCCATGAGCTGGGCTCTCGAACAGAGCGACATCCTCGACGCCACTGCGCGCCATGTACTGCTATGCCTCGCGAACTACGCCGATAAAAACGGCAAAGCTGCTTTTCCGTCTGCAAGCAGCCTGAGCACTGATACAGGTCTTTCGATTCGAACTGTCCGCTACAAGCTTGATTATCTGCTTGATATCGGCGCGATTCGCCTTGGAAATCAAGTCATCGCTGCTGCCTATATTGATCGTCATGACCGCCGTCCAGTTGTGTATGACCTCTGCATCGAGCGGGGTGCATCTCCTGCACCCGGATCACCACGGGGTGCAAATGAAGACACAACGGGGTGCAGCTCAGAACACAACGGGGTGCAGCTCACGACAGAGCGGGGTGCACCAGCTGCACCCAATCCATCCTCTAACCATCCTTTAACCATCAATGAACCGAAAGAGCTTGTAGCTGCCGCTCCGGCGAAGTCTGGGAAGTTCGATCCTTTGACGGCAAAACCTGAAAACGTGAGCGACAAAGCTTGGGCTGACTGGTGCCAGCACCGCAAAGAAATCCGCAAGCCGCTGACCGCCAAAAGCTGTGAGCAGCAAGCGAAGTATCTAGAAGGTCATTCGAACCCTGATGACGTGCTGACAACTTCGATTGCCAATGGCTGGACCGGGATATTCCCCGATAAAGCTGCCAGCAACGTGCACCAGTTCCCGCAGTCGCGCCACACCGGCTTCGACACTCGCGATTACAAGGCCGGCCTGACGCCGCGCGGGGATGGCACCTATGACTTCTGAATCCCTGAGTGTCGACCTTACCGTGCACGACCTTGAGCGCCGGTTCGGTGTTGTCTCCAAGCAGGCTGCCGAGTGCCTGCGGCACGGTGCTTACGCTTCCATCATCCACAAGAACACGGAAACAGCTTCCGGTTGCCCCGGCTGCGCCGCTGAAGCTCGCCTGCGCAACGATCAGGACGAACAGCGTGCGATGTATGCCCGGATTGCCGAAGAGCGCCTTGAGCGCAAGCTGGGGGCCTCAATGATCCCGAAACGGTTCATGGGCAAGACCTTCGCTGACTTCCTCGCTGAAACGCCTGCGCAGAAAGCGAACCTCGCCAAGTGCGTCGATTACGCCCAGTCGTTCCCAAAGCACCTGGACGAGGGTCGCTGCATCGTCATGACCGGCACGCCCGGTACTGGCAAGACGCATCTGGCCGCGGCAATCGCCGCCCACATCATCGCCCAGCACAACGTGACTGCCGTGTATCGCACCGTCGGCGGCCTTCTGCAGTACATCAAGGGCAGCTACGGCGACCGGGCGGAGTACTCCGAGAAGGAGGCATTCGCCAGCCTGATCGACCCCTCGCTGCTGATCATCGACGAAGTGGGCGCCACCAAACCGACCGAGTTCGAGCTGGCGACCTTGTTCGCTGTGATCAACGGCCGGTACGAGGAACAGCTGCCCACCATCGTGATTTCCAACATCGACGCCAAAGAGTTGGGCGCGGTGCTGGGTGATCGCAGCGTGGATCGGTTGAGAGAGGGTCGCGGTATTGGCCTGGTATTCGAAGGCGCCTCTGAGCGCAGCAAGCGGAGACTTTCGTGATGCCTATTCAGACAATCAGCAAAACCGTAATAGCGATGGGTGAGGGCGATGTTTTGACCGGGACGGCTATTGACCAGCACGGCGTCGGACACTTCGTTTTCATGACTCCAAGCGAAACGAAATCACCCGGTACATCGGCGCCCGAGCTCGACGGGAAATTCACTATCGATGCAGCTGACGTGCTGATCATGTTCAAGGACGCAGCAGCTGTAGACCGCGTAATCGCCACCATGACGAGCCTGCGCAACGCAATGCAGTCCAGCGGCAGGAGGGCGGGGCAATGAGTGCTCACGAAATGACAGAAGTTACGAAAACGCTGAAGCCATTCAACTTGATGATGGCTATGGCCTCGTTCGGTGCCTGCACGGCGATGCTTGCAGTTGCTGACAGCGCTCTCGGCTATGGGTTGGCGGCATGGAATCTGGCTGGCAGCGTTGTGATTGTCTGGCAGGGGAGGCTTTGGCAATGAGCAACGAGAAGATACGTGAAGAGTTTGAGGTGTGGGCTGAGTCAGCGTTGGGCCTATCCATTCGCCGAAATCCGGCAGGGGGCTACCAGTCGTTCGGCGTGTATTCAGCATGGGAAGCCTGGCAGGCCTACCGCGAGGAACCGGCGATTGAGCTACCAAAGGACATCAAATCAATGGCTGGCCCGCTGATGTACGCCGATGACGTGCGCGAATCTGTTGCGGCCGCCGGCATTTCATGGGCGGTGAAGCCATGAGCCGCGCAAACCCAGCAAAGCTCCGTCATTCACTCCAAATGGCGCACGCCCTCGCGAAGGCCGGTATCGGCTTTGTGTGCATGCCCGTAGTGGACGAGGCCGACGGCAAGAACCTTGATGACCAGGCCCAGCAGCGCCTTGAGCGCATGAACATGATCGCGGAATCAGCGGAGAGACTGGCATGAGCGAATTACAAAAACGTCTACAGGCTGGCGCGCCAAATATGGCTCAGGCCAACAACCTTTTGGCCGAAGCATATGCGGCCATTGGCAGGCTTGAGTCGGATAACGCAGGTCTCAAGACCGGCTACGAAGCTTACGAGCGGGTGAATGCTGGGTTGAACCAGCGCATCGCCAATCTTGAACTGTGCCAGACCGCCAGCCTGGGCGTAAGCGGGATCATCAAGTCTGCTGCAAGCGAGCTGGGTTTCGACGCAGCGGGCGAGGATAGCGCGCTGGATCATCTGATTGGGCTGGCACGTTCGGCCAGTGCGTTGAGGGTTGAGAACGAAGCGCTGCGCAAGTCGCTGTGCGATGTCATGACCGAGGTTGACGGCAACATCCGCGAGACCGTCCGTGATTGCGTCAACGGACGTGACGACGTTCAGGACATCTACGGCTATTGCGACTCGATTGAAGCAATTGTGGACGCCGCCATGAGCAAGGAGCAGAGCCATGACTGAGTTCCTTATGCGAAGCATGGCCGACGCCAACCGATTGCTGGGCCACCTCCAGGCCCAGGACTTTACCAAGCCCAAAAAGATCGTGATCAAGGATCAGGACCGCAGCGGGGACCAAAACAAAAAACTCCATGCCTCACTGACGGACATCTCCCGGCAGGTCGAACACGCCGGCCGCAAGTGGGACGTGTTGATCTGGAAACGTCTGCTGACCGCTGCGTGGCTTCGCGAGGCTGGCGATCAGCCTCAACTGATACCAGCGGTAGACGGACACGGCTTTGACGTCGTGTACGAGCGCACAAGCAAGCTCACCGTCGCGCAGTGCGCAAGTCTGCTGGAGTGGATCGCGGCGTTTGGCGCTGAGCATCAGGTGCGCTGGACGCAGAAGGATTTGTGGGAGGGGCGTTACTGATGACTCATCAATTCAAGTCGGGCGATATGGCTCTAGTCATAAAATCCCGTGTTCCACAACATATTGGGCGCTGCGTTGAAGTATTGGGCGTATTGATTGATGACCGTGAAATCTACCAGTACCTCGGCGAAACACACGAGGGCGATGCCGATTTTTTTCTTTCAGCGTTCATAAGATTCGATGACTGCGGCGTATGGATGATTAAGCAAAGCTGCCTTATGCCCCTGCGCGGCGACTTCGCGCCAGAGCAGCAGAAAGCCAAGGAGGCCGAGCCATGCGCGTAACAAGGCCTCAAAACTGCGAATGCCATCGCTGCATTGACGAGCACAAGCTTGGCCAGCAGATCGCTTTTTGCAATATGTGGGTGCCGCTGTCGGCCACCAAAATGATTCTCTGCCCGGTATGCGGTTGCAAGCGTTGCCCTCGGGCCAGCGATCATGATCTTCCCTGTACTGACAGCAATGAGCCTGGCCAGCCTGGGAGCGTTTACCAATGACTCTCAAGCGCACCCCTCTACAGCGCAAAACCCCAATAAATACTGGTGGGCCACGCCGCAAGCGCTGCCCAGAGTGCCGTGTGATGTTCACCCCAGCCCGTGCAGGTCAGGCTGTGTGCGGGGAGATCGAGTGCGCCATCGCTCACGGCCGGTCGGAAAAGGGTCGCGCCATCGCCGGCAAGGCGCTGGCCGAAGTAGGTCGGCGGGAAATCACGTTGCGCAAAGAGGCCCTGAAAAGTCGCAGCGATCACGTCAAGGATGCAGAGAAGGCTGTACGCGATTATCGGCGCACCTACGAGATTTCCATTGGCAGCGGCTGCATCAGTTGCAACAAGAGCCAGGCAGAGATTCAGGCGGCGCAAGGTTGGAAAACTGGCGGGTGCTTCGATGCTGGCCACTTCCTCGGCAAGGGAGCCCGACCAGAGCTGCGCATGGTTCCTGAAAATATCTGGCTCCAGTGCAAAAGCTGTAACGCGGGGTCATCCCAATACGCCCGCAAGGGGCTGACCGTATCGCAGGGGTTCCGCACTGGGTTGATCGACCGAATCGGCCTAGAGGCGGTCGAGGCGCTGGAGGCCGACCACGAGCCGCGCAAGCACACCATCGACGAGTTGAAGGCGATAACGGCCAAGTACCGGGCGATGACCAGAGATTTGAAGAAAGGAGAGGCGGCATGATGTATCGGAACGTTGTAGCAGCAGTGGTCCGGGCTCTGGCCGCGGAAACCATCAACTCGGCTGGCGGCTGTGATTTCGAGCCGAAGGTCCAATGCGCCAAGCAGAAGGGCGAGATCGTCGGCAAGGAGGCTGCGTTGCTGGCTGACTGCATCGTGCACAAATTGTTGCACGCACAGCTCACCCCTCGGCAGTGGAACGCACTGGTGGCCAAGTACAGCACCCACAAGGGGCGCAAGATCGATTCGATTGGCCGTCTGGTTGCCGTGGTGAAGAGTTCGGCACCCCAGCGGTTCACCCAGCAAGCGGTTCTGGTCTGGGCAGTGCCGCAACAGTCGAAGGGCATCCAGCGCCAGGTGCGGGAGTTTCCAGCACCAGAGCTGCGCGTCGATGAGGATGGCACTGGTAAGTGGGATAGGCGCAACAAGGCGGCACAGGACACAGTAGAGCGCGCGAACCGCCATGCAAGGTCAATCGCGGAGACTCGATCGGGCGAAATGATCGTTCTGGCCGCGTCCAACTACGACATGACCAATTGGGACAACCAGGGCCTCACCGAGCGAACTTACCAGCGCTGGAACAAGGCGATCAGGGACGGACTGGAAGGCATCGTGAATGAGGCGCTGACAGAGGCTCAGCACCTGCTTGAGCTGGCCGGAGTACTGGAAAACGAGGCGGCCTGAAATAGTCCCTCAAAAGGGCTTGCAATGTCATGTCGCCATGTCGCATTATAAGCCCATCCTGTCATTCCTGCGCACATAGGGGATTGACCACAAAAAGCCCGGCTTAACCGTCGGGCTTTTTTTGTGCCTGAAATTTGCGTGGTGGAGCAGCGGTCAGCTCGTCGAGCTCATATCCCGAAGGTCGGTGGTTCGAATCCATCCCTCGCAACCAGTTACCCAAACCCCTCGAAACCTCTGATCACCAAGTTCAGCGAGGGTCTCTTTCAGCAAAAAGTCTTCATAAAGGCCTTTTACCGCTACTCACGTCGGCTAAGTCATGAATCAGAAACTTCAAGAATTCTAGGCCGAGTAAAGCGTAATAAACGGCCTCCAAGATTTCCCATCGGTTGATCGGGTCGCCGCTCAGGCCGAAGTCCAAAATCTTAGATAGGCAAAAGGCCATGAGCAGAACGCCGATTCCGAATCTCGCGATCATCCTAATCAACACCCTGATCAACTTCCCAGTTTTTTGGCTGATGGTTTCGATAAGGGCTGACTTATTGATCTGGTGCGCCGTGACACCCGCGATAATTGCCACCAACATTGTTATCCATAGATCCTTTGGCATCCGACATTCCTTGTAATTTTATTGATGTGAGAGTCAACGAGATTAAACGAAGGGCTAACGGGCGCTTTTCTTTTTGCTTAGCCACGCGGCTTACCTAAATTCCCCGGAGTAAAGATGGACCCAACCGACCTCGGCCCAGGCACAGCTACCTGGCTGGGCGGTACGGGCACAATCCTGCTGGGTGGCTTCCTGTGGTTGAGGAAATTCCTCTCCAAGGATGCTGCCGACCGCGCCATGGACAATGCCGACATCGGCACGGTCCGCCGACTGAACGAGCTGCTCGACTCGGAGCGCCTGGCCCGCAAAGAGGCCGAGGCTCGCGCCGACCAGTTCGCCAAAGAACGCAATGAGCTGGCTGCCGCTGTAGGGCGGATGGAAGGGAAGATCGAGGCCCTTACCAGTCAAGTCGCTCAGCTCACTGACAAGGTGACGACGCAGAGCGACGAGATCGCTCGACTGCGTTCGCGCCTCGGAGGTATCAACTGATGGAAAGATGCGCAATTGATTTTATCGCCCGGCGCTGGTGGCGTCGGGTGGAGGTGTGGGTGATTGCCTCGCTGCTGGTAACTGGGTCGTTCGCGCTGGGCTTCGGTGCGTCGCAATGGTCGCTTGCCAGTTGGTACAGCGCCCAGGTCGCCGAAGTTCGCCGCGGTTACGACGAGGCCACCATTCAGCGTGACATGCGCCTGAACAAGCTGGCCAAGTCCGCCACAGAGGCAGCCGTAAAGGTTGAGGGTGCAGCAGGGAAGGCCACGGAGGCGGCAGAGGCAGCCAGCAAGGCAGCCGACAAGGTCAACGAGGCGGTAGAGCGGCAGACGCCGTAACGCGCCACAAATTCAGACACTGCCATTTCGTGGCGCGGAGTAATCATGCCCCATCCCACTTTCCATAGTGCCGGTGACGGCCGTGGTCTCAGACGCGTGCACGTGAACGGTAATGAGATCACTCATGTTCTCTGGTGCGACACTGATGCCGGAGTCGTGGTATTCGTGCCTCAGCCCATGAGAGTCAAGCGCACTTCTCGCGATGAGGTCTACACCAGACGCTTGCGCGGGCGAGTAACCGTTACGCCGCTCGATGGTGAGTGACCATGGCCAAGGTTGATTTGATTGTCAGCGTGAAGGTCTGCTGGTGGCTGCGCGCCTACCTGTACGGTGTGGCGCTTATGTCGGACTTCACAGGCCTTGACCCTGATCCGGGCAAAGTGGGTTTCTGGCTGAAGCGCGGGGTACGGGTCAAATGCAAGTTAAAAAGAACTGGCAAGTAACGACACCCGGCCACAAACCCTTCCCGATGATCCTTCTTGAGTGCGCCCTCGATCACGATGGTGCGCTTGCCTTTGCCCGGTCGATCTGGCCGCGCTGCACAGTTGAATAACCCCTAAACGCGAGGCACCAAGTCTCAAAGGATTCTCTATGGCGCTGACAGTAAAGCAGCAGCGCTTCGTCGATGAATACCTGATAGACCTGAATGCCACGCAAGCCGCTATCCGCGCGGGTTACAGTCAAAAAACAGCCAGACAAATTGGCAATAGGATGTTGACAAATGTTGACATTCAAGCGGCGACTTCAAAAAGGATGGGGGAGCGCTCCAATCGGGTAGAGATCACCCAGGACATGGTGCTCAAAGAGCTGGCCAAGATTGGCTTCAGCGACATCAGGAAGGTCGTACGGTGGGGTGAGACGCAACTGAGGATGGTTGATAGCGAGGATGACGGTCCGGAAGACATGGTTCCTTATCACGGCTTATCGCTCATCGACTCATCCGAGATAGATGACTCTATTGCTGGCGCCATCGCCGAGGTGTCCCAAAGCCGAGATGGTCTGAAGGTCAAGCTGCATGACAAGAAGGGCGCACTGGTTGATATCGGTCGCCATCTGGGGATGTTCTCGCCACCTGGGCACGCCGACCTCGATGCTGAGCTCAAGCGCATTGAGGTGGAGAACAAGCGGCTGCTCAACCAGAAACTACGCCGTGAATTGGAAGATCCTGATAAGGGCCTGCCTGAACCTAAGCAAGTAATCATCGGGGTGGAAGATGCAACCGATCCTGATGCTGAATAAGCCTCAATTCGAGTTCATCAAAAGCCACAACAAGTTCATGGCCTTCGTCGGAGGCTACCGCAGCGGCAAGACCTTCGTCGGCTGCGTGCGGATGTGCATCAACGCGCTGGAGTTCCCCGGCATACCTCAGGGCTACTTCGCTCCGACCTACCCGCAGATCACCGACATCTTCTACGACACCCTGCCGGGGGTTGCTGAGGCATTCGGTCTGTTCGCCGACATCGTGGCCAGCAACAAGCGCGTTTACCTGCGAGACAAGAAGGGCAGGTGCCTCTCGACGATCATCTGCAAGAGCATGGAGCACCCGCACCGCATTGTCGGCTTCAACATCGCGCACGCACTGGTCGACGAAATCGACTGTATGCCGATCAAGAAGGCCGACAGCGCCTGGAAGAAGATGTCCACGGTTTGGCCTGGCCGAGACATGAACACCATCGACGTGACCACCACGCCCGAGGGCTTCAACTGGGTTTATCGAAAGTTCGTCAAGGAGCTGGCATCCGATCCTACGCAGCGCCAGTTCTACGGCATCGTGCACGCTTCCACACGGCAGAACGCCAAGAACCTGCCAAAGGACTACATACCGTCCCTGCGCAAGTCCTACCCGGCCAACCTGGTCGACGCCTATATCGACGGCCTATTCGTCAACCTGACGTCCGGCAGCGTGTATCCGAACTTCGACCGACGCCTATGCCACACGGACGAGACGATCCGCTCGGGCGAGCAGCTGCACATCGGCATGGACTTCAATATCAACCGGATGGCAGCAACGATTCACGTCATTCGTGACGGCCTGCCTCGGCTGCTTGAGGAAGCGACATCACTGTTCGATACGCCGGCCATGATCATCGAGCTGAAGCGCCGATTCCCTGGCCACAGCATCACGGTCTATCCGGACGCCAGCGGCAAGAACCGCAAGTCGGTCAACGGCAGCGAATCAGATCACAGCCTGCTGCGGGCCGCGGGCTTCATGGTGATGGTCAACCCATCCAACCCCGAAGTGCGTGACCGGGTGCTGGCCGTGAACGCCATGCTCCTGAATGGCGAGGGTCAGCGCCGATACCGGATCAACACCGACAACTGCCCGATCACCACCCAGGTGCTCGAGCAACAGGCCTATGACGACAAAGGCCAGCCCAACAAAGACGGCACTGAAGACCCGATCGACGCATTGGGTTACTTCATTGTCCAGCGCTTCCCGATTGCGGGCGGCTACACACTCGCAAACGTGAGCGACTCATGAGCGCAATAAGCTATCTAAAGGACAGCCTGCAGAACCTCGTCGCAGGACTGGGTACTGCGCGCGACAAGGCATCCCACTCGCATTACATCGCCAATGAGCTGGACGACCAGCAACTGCTGAATGCCTTCCGCAGTTCGTGGACTGCTCAGAAAGGCGTCACGATCCCCGCTGTGGATGCGTGCCGCAACTGGCGAGCCTGGCAGGCCTCCAAAGAACAGATCGAGCTGATAGAGGCTGAAGAGGCCCGCCTGAACGTGCAGGGCAAGATTCTTGAGGCCCTATTGAAGGCCCGTCTGTTCGGTGGAGCCGCTGTGTTCATCGGTACTGGTGAGCGTGACACATCGTCTCCGCTTAACCCTGAGCGTCTTGGCAAGGGTGGCATCAAGTACCTGACAGTCATGACTCGCCGCCAACTGGCTGCCACCGGGATTGAGCAGGATCCTCAAAGCGATCGCTTCGGCTGGCCCAAGGCTTACCGGCTGCCGGGCTCAACTGTTGAGATTCACCCCTCGCGCATGGTGATCTTCATCGGCGTGCGTCATCCCGATCCTGAGCTGGCTATGGGTACGGCCTTCGGCTGGGGCGACTCGGTGCTGCTGTCGGCGATGCCGGCGGTCAAGCACTACGACGAGACGGTGGCCAACGTCGTGAGCCTGGTGTACGAGGCCAAGATCGACGTCATCAACATTCCCAACCTGATGACCAGCCTGCAGGACAGGAATTACGAGAAGAATCTGCTGGAGCGTTTGAGGCTGGCGGCGACCGCCAAGGGCATCAACGGCACGCTGATCCTCGACGGCACCGAGCAGCACTCATCCAAGTCAGCGAGCTTCGGCACGCTACCTGATGTGATCGCCAAAACCGAGCAGGGCGTCTGCGGAGCGTTCGATATCCCCGGCACGCGCATGTTCGGCCAGTCCTCGACCGGTCTGGGCGCCAACGGCGAAGAGAACACCCGCAACTATTACGACAACGTCGCGTCACGCCAGAAGCTGGAGATCAAGCCAGCAATGAGCGTGCTGGACGAGTGCCTGATTCGTTCCGCGCTGGGAAGCAGGCCAAAGGAAGTGCATTACGCGTGGTCACCACTGTGGCAGGCCACAGCCAAGGACAAGGCGGATATCGGTAAGACCACGGCCGACACTATCAAGTCTCTGAAAGATTCAGGTCTGTTCCCGCCTGAGGCTCTATCCAAGGCCTCGGTGAACCTGCTGGTCGAGCTGAGCATCATGCCCGGCCTCGAAGCGGCCATTGATGAATTCGGCGATGAGCTGGATGAAGAGGACGATATCGGTCTTGGCGCTGACGATATTGGCGCTGCTGACCAGCCTCAGGACCGCAAAGCTCTGGCTGATGCGGCACCACGCACGCTGTATGTGTCGAGAAAGGTCACCAACGCAGGCGAGATCATCGCCTGGGCCAAGTCGCAAGGGTTCGAAACCACGCTGCCTGAGGCGGACCTGCACGTCACCATCGCCTACAGCCGCAACCCTGTTGACTGGATGAAGGTCGGCGAATCGTGGTCGGGCGATGGCAAGGGTCAGCTGAAGATTGCGCCAGGTGGCGCAAGGCTGATCGACAAGTTTGGCGAAGGCGCCGTGGTGTTGCTGTTCAACAGTTCCGAACTGGCTTGGCGACACGTATCCATCGTTGAGGCTGGCGCCTCTTGGGACTGGCCGGACTATCAACCTCACATCACCTTCACCTACGAACCTGGCAGCGTCGATGTCGACAAGGTCGAGCCATACCGTGGCGCGATTGAGCTAGGGCCTGAGATATTCGAAGAGGTGTCGCCATGACCGAGCAAGAGAAGGCGGTAATTGAGGCTCTCTCTACTGCCTGGAATGCTTTCTGCGCGCTCCCTCGCGAGCACGCAGACGACAATGACGAGTTTCGACGCGGCATTCACATACTGCAGCGCCAAGTGTTCGCCAGACCGGCGAGACGCCAGTACAACCTACCGGAGTAGCCATGATCTTCACAGACTCAATATCGGTCTCTGGCGTTCGGCGCACAGCGGACGGATACCTTGTGGCTGAGGCCTATGTGGCCCGCACTGGTATTCAGGACTATCTGGGCACCGAGATCGACCCCAACAACGACCACGGGTTGCGAGACGTTCCGATCGTCAAGGTTTACCGGCCAGAAAGCTCGGTGTTTCACGCAGACGCCATGAACTCCTACGCCTACCGGCCCATGACCAATGATCACCCAGGCGGTGATGGCGTCAACTCAAAGAACTGGAAGGACGTAGCTGTCGGCAACACCGGCGGTGAGGTCATCCGGGACGGCGAGCGCGTCAAGGTGCCGCTTGTCCTCATGGATGCCAAGGCAATCACAGACTTCGAAGCTGGCAAGCGTCAGCTCTCTATGGGCTATGGCGCTGAGATCATCTTCCAAGATGGTGTGACGCCAGAGGGTGACGCATATCACGTCAGTCTTGGCCCAATGAAAATGAATCACCTCAGCCTTGTGCACAGCGCACGGGCTGGCGAAGAGTTTCGCATCGGTGACCACAAACCAGAAAACCCCAAAGGAGGCCATGACATGGCTGATTCACTGCGAAAACTCCTTGTCGACGGCATCTCCATTGATGTCACCGAGCAAGGCGCACAGGCCATCGAGAAGCTTGCCAAGCAGCTCAACGATACCGCCAGTGCCACAAAGACCCTGAACGACGCGCACTCCGCTGCGTTGGCAGTTAAAGACGCTGCTTTGTCCAAGCTGCAGGCCGAGCTGGACGATGCCAAAACCAAAATCCTCAGCGACGCCCAGATCGACGCACGCGTGAAAGAGCAAGCCGACCTGATCGGCGTTGCGAAAGTGATCGCGGATGCCGATTACACGGGCAAAACAGCTGCCGAGATCCGCAAGGCAGCAGTTCACGCCAAGCTGGGTGATGCGGCCGTCACTGGTAAGGACGACGCGTACATCGCTGTACGCTTCGACATTCTCGTCGAGGACGCCGCCAAAAACCCCGCCAACGACCCGGTGCGCAGCCATTTCCAGGCGCAAGACGGCAAGCTGGCCGGCAATCCCGCTGCCGCCGCGCGCGCCAAGATGCTGGAAGACCTCAACTCCACCCAGCCTGCCAAGTAAGGAGCCATCATGGCCGCTTATCAAACGTCCTACCCGGATCGCCCAGCGAAAGGCCTGCACGGCGCATCGGCGAACGAAGAAATCAAGAACGACATCAGTCGTACCATCGAAAACGCTGCCGGTGTCCGCTTCGGCGAACCAGTTCAGCGCGGTGCGGGTGATCACGGCGTGGTGCCGTTCTCTACCGGCAAGTTCCTCGGCATCGCGAAGCTGAACCCAGCCGTACCGGCTGTGGCAAAAGGCTCGACGCTGATCGATGGCTACCCGCAGTACTGCACCGCTGCCATCCGTGAGCGCGGCCAGATGTACGTCGCAGTTAGCGCTCCTGTGGTTGATGGTGATCCCGTCTACTTCGTGACCGCCTCCAACACCTACACCAACGCGGCCGGCACCGGCATTGTTGGCCCGATCCCGAATGCCTTCTTCGACACCACCGGTGCCGCGGGCGACATCGTGGAAATCTCCCTCAAGAACCGGAGCGCGTAACATGCCTCAAGCTTTTCAAGACGCTCAAGCAGCGTTGCCATTCGTTGTGGCTCAGGGCCGCAACATCGAAGCGGCCATCTATGAGGCGCGCTACCCGGAGTACAGCTACCGCGATCTGATGCCGGTGGTCACCGAGGGCAACCAGTGGGCCGTGGGCACTCAGTTCTACAGCCAGCATCTCGCGGGCGAGGCCAAGTTCCTGTCGGGCGCCGGCAATGACATGCCATTCAACCAGGTTTCGTTCGGTGAAGGCTCCCATGATTTCGCGATGATCGGCTCCGGCTGGGAGTGGAACCTGGAAGAGGTCAACACCGCTGCGCTGTACGGCCGCAACCTCAACGATCTGAAGGCTATGTCTGCCAGTCGCTCCACCGAGCGCCTGCTGTACGACATCGCCGTGACCGGCAGCACCGAGAAAAACTGGCGCGGCTTCACCAACCAGAGCAACGTGCAGACCATCAACGCTGCCGCCACTGGCCTGAACGGCTCCACGCTGTTCGCGGACAAGACGCCGCTTCAGGTGCTGGCCGACCTGAACAACCTGCTGAAGCTGGTTCCCCAGTCTTCGAACAACGTTGAACTGGCTGACACCATTTCGCTGCCGCTGGAAGTGATGGACTACATCTCCACCACCTTCGTGGGCACCGAAGCGAACAGCCCTACCATCCTGGAGCGCTTCATCACTTCCAACGTGTACACGGCCCGCACCAAGCGCCCGCTGACCGTTCTCACTGCCGACGCTCAGTCTACGGCCGGCAATGACGGCGGCGGCCGTATCGTGGCTTACCGCAAGGCGATCGACGTGATTCGCTTCCACCTGCCGATGCCTCGAATGGTTCTGCCAGTTCACCAGAAGTCGATCATGGGCTTCGAGACCGGCATCATCGCGCGAACCGGTGGCGTTGAGGTCCGCTTGCCGGGCGCAATGGCCTACATGGATCGTGTTTCCGAGCCTGCATAAGGGGTCCAGCATGAAAGTCACGAACAGCGGCACCGCCCCTTGGGGCGTTTACCTGGGCGGCACGATCAAGATGGTCAAGCCCGGTGCAAGCCGGGAACTGGCGCTTGAAGGCGATGATCTGGTCCAGGCTCGCAAAATCGACGCACTCAGCTTTGAGGAAGTTGTGAAGCCTGAGTCGGACGAGAAGCCCGAACTGCTGGCCAAGCTGAAAGCGCTGGGTATCGAAGCCGGCAAGAACTCTGGCATCGAGACCCTGCAGAAGCGTCTTGCAGAAGCCGAGGCCGCTGCTGAAAAGCAGAAGGTTATCGACGAGCTGACCGAGCTGAAAGTCGAGTTCGACAAGGAAGCGAACCTGGAAGCCCTGCAGGCCGCACTGGCTGCAGCCAAGGCGTAACCCCCGCAAAACCCGGAGCGCACGTCGCTCCACCTATTCGAGACATCCCGATGCCAGACTTTTACGGAAACGTCGCAGATGCCGACGCCTATCACGCTGCCCGCGCGAACACCGCCTGGACTGGCGAAGACATGGCGAAGCAGGCCGCGCTGATCCGGGCATCGGCTTACATTGATGGCAAGTTCCAGGCGCAGAACAGCTGCGGGCGCTGGGAGTCGCTGTTCTCAGGCGCCAAGACCGGTGGCCGCGCCCAGGCGTTGCAGTGGCCTCGGACTGGCGCTACGGACACCGAGGGGCATGAAATCCCTGCGGAAGAGATCCCCATTGAGGTTGTGCAGGCCACCTATGAGGCCGCGCTGAGAGAGATATTGCTGCCGGGCAGCCTGAGCCCTGACTACGTCGCATCAACCGCGATAAAGCGGCAGAAGGTCGACGTGCTGGAGATTGAGTACCAGTCAGCAAGCACTGCCTCTGGCGTGCCTACGCGGCCGGTAATCACCGTGGTGGACGAACTGATTGCTCCCTTGCTGGGGTGCAAAGTCGCCTGTGGCATCGCGGTGTTTGTTGTATGAAGGCCGCCGAGGTTCTGCAGGCCATTGAGGGTCTTGAGCCTGCCGCCCAGCGTGCATACCTGGCCCAGATAGCGCAGTCGCTTGATTCGGTCAGCTTGGCCGAGGTCGAACGCGCCATTGACTCGGGCGACGAAAACGCGGTTTTGGCTGCTGTACAGCTCGGCATATTCGCCGGCTTGGTCGAGCATTTGCGCACGGCCTACGTCAAAGGCGCGCAGGCCGAAGCGGCAGGCATCAAGGTCAAGGGAATCAGCAAGGAGCTGGACTTTCATGCTGCCGGGCCGGCCGGATTCATGGCTGAGCAGGCCAGCAGGCTGGTCGCTCAAGCGTCAGCAGATCAGGTAGTTGCTGTCAGAGCTGTGATGGCCTATGGGTCGGCCAGCGGGCAATCAGCAAGGAAGATGGCGCTCGACCTGATTGGCAGGATCAGCAAGCAGACCGGGCAGCGTACTGGTGGCGTGCTTGGGCTGAGCGGTGGCTACGCCGAAAGCGTGATCCTCGCAAAAACCCAGCTGCTGAGTGGCGAAAAGGCCATGCTGCGGCAGTACCTTCTGCGCGTCCGGCGTGATCGTCGCTTCGACCCGACTGTCAGGGCTGCGATCAAAAGCGGCAAGCCGCTGGATGAAGAGGCGGTAAACAAGATCGCTGGTCGCTATGCCGATAGGCTTCTGGCAACCCAGGCGGAGATGGTCGCGCAGACATTCGTCGCTGAGTCGTTCAACGAGGGCCGTGACCAGGCATGGCGCCAGGTTGTTGCCCGGAGCAATGGCAGACTGAGCTTCATCAAGACATGGAAGTCACGCGGCGACGGAAAGGTCAGGTACAGCCATATCGCGATGAATGGTCAGCAGGTCGATAAGGACCAGCCATTCGTGTCGCCGCGCGGAGCACTGCTGATGTTCCCCTGCGACTCATCGCTGGGCGCCCCACTCAGCGAGCGTGCCAGGTGCCGATGCACGGCAGAGTACTCAATCGTTCAACTCAGAATTTAGGCGGCCATTATGGGCATCAGAGACACGATGCAGCCGTCATTCGGCAATCTCTTCGATACGGCATTCGCCGAGCTAATGACTCCGTTCACCGGCTCCTATCTGGGGCCAGGTGTTTATGACCCTGTAAGCGAAACGACCACCGGGCAACCTGTTACCTATACCGGGCGCGGGGTCTCAACCAAGTTCAAGCGTGACCAGATCGACAATGATCGAATCCTTGCCACCGACACGCTGCTGATCGTGCTGACAAACGAGGTAACCGATACTCCACAGGCAGGTCATGACATTGTCGCTCGCGACCTTGTGACAGGCCTGAGCACGAAGTACCGCGTAGAGGGCGTTGTCACGGACCCGGCGCGCGTGCATTTCCAAATTCAGCTGAGGGCTACCTGATGGCAGGCTGGAGCATTCCACCAACCCGCTTCGTGCAAGTCATTGAGCAGGATCTGGTCAAGCACATGCAGAACATCGTCAAGGCGATGCATGGCGAGGTCATCAGCAGGTCACCGGTGGATACCGGTCTGTTTCGGGCCAACAACATCGTCAGCTTGGGTTCGCCGGTATTCAGCACCACGACTTCGCTTGACCGTGATGGAGGTCCGACAAGGGCGGCGGGTATATCGGCGCTGTCGACGCTCAGGCCATACACGGTGGTTTACATTCAGGACAATCTGCCATACGCCGAGCGGCTGGAAAACGGCCACTCCGCCCAAGCGCCAGCAGGCGTCTACGGCATCACCTTTGTCGGCGTATCGGATCAATTCACATGACCTATGAGCAGATCCGCCAGCTGATCACCGCGCGCATGGTGGCGTTCACCGGTATCGCGCAGGAAAGGATTCAGTATCCGAACCAGCCCGATGCATTCGATACGCCAGCCGACGGCCTCTGGTGCCGCCTGAACATCCAGCACGCCACCGCATTCATGGTCGGCATGGCCGACCAGCCCTACACCCGCAAGCCAGGCATCATCGTCGTGCAGTGCTTTGCCCGGTTACGCACCGGCATGCGCGGCCTGAACGAACTGGCCGACGCACTGGAAGCGCACTTTGCCTATTGGACTGAAGGCGACCTTGAGTGCATCGAGGCCAGCCAGGTCGACGCAGGCGAGTACGAAGGCTTCTATCAGATCAACGTGAATATCCGGTTCCGCGCCGGTTGAACCTGAAGCACCCATCCGGCCCGCCTTGAGCGGGTTTTTTTATGCCCGCAGAAAGGAGACTCACATGAGTTCCGGCGCAAAAGTCGTTTCACACATCATCAAGGAGGTGACGCCCGGCGTTACCCCCACCGGCACCTGGGACACGCTGCGCCTGACCGGTAACGCGCTGACCCCGACCGTCAACACCGAAGTCAGTGATGAGATCACCGACACCCGCCTGAGCCAAGGCTCTGTGGCCACCAGCATCGATATCGGCGGCGATCTGTCGGCCGAGTTCTCGTTCGGCTCGTTCGATCAGCTCTTGGAGGCCGCTTTCTACGGCGCCTGGACGAACGACGTGCTGCGTGTGGGCGATACTCGCAACACCTTCAGCATCGCCAAAGGTTACAACGACATCGGCGTCTACGGCGTCTTCAAGGGCGCTCACGTGTCCACCTTTGCGCTGGAGATTCCAGAAGAAGGCAAGGTCACCGCCACGTTCAACATGGCGTGCCTGGACTACACCGACAGCGAAACGCCGATTGTCGTCACGCCTAACGCGCCGACCACCACACCGTTCCTGTCGAACAACAGCGTCGGCACGATTCTCGTGAATGGCCAGTCGCTCGAAGGTGTGGCCTGCGTCTCGGCCATGACCATCAACCTGGACAACAGCCTGCAGACTCAGCGCTGCCTGGGTTCGGAGCGACTTGGCCCAGGCGCCCACATCGCCACCGAGGCGGCCATCACCGGCAGCATCACTCTGGCATGGTCCAAGCGCGCGTGGCAGATCTGGAAGAACACGTTCACCCGCTTGCCGATCGCTGTCGAGTTCCCAATCACCGACTCGCTTGGCAATAAGTACACGTTCAACTTCCCGGCCGTGGAAGTGGATGGCGAACTGCCGAACGGCGGCAAGCGTGACCTGATCCAGATCGAACTGAACTACACCGTGGCCAAACAGAGCCCGACCATTACCCGTGACGCTGCTGATCCAGCACCGTAAACCCTTTTGACCGCTCCGGTGATAACGCCTGCCGGGGCGGTCCTTTTATGGCGTGGCGTTGAGGTTGCATCATGGCTCTCAAGCTGAAGAACAAAGAAGTGGTCGATACCGCTGCGAAGTGGTTCGATTTTGACGCAGACACCAAAGTGCTCATCGCTCCAGTCGATAGCCCGGAATACCAGGTAGCCATTGAGCGCATGCAGCGACGCATCTGGCGCAATGACGCTGTGTTCGCCGAAGGCAGCGTGGGCGTGCTGGAGGGCGAGGTAAGCGAGAAGCGCAACCACTGCATGGTTCTCGCGAAATACATCGTCAAAGACTGGCAGGGCGCTCAGGATCATGACGGCAACGCGCTGCCTTACGACGAGGCGATTGGCGTGTCCATGCTCGAAAGCGACCTTGAATTCTTCCTGTTCGTGCTCCGCTCTGCCGAGTCCTTTGCCAAGCAGGTTCAGGAAGAGCGCAATGAAACGCTGGAAAAGCCGTCGCCCGCTTCCAGTGGGAAAGCGAGTGGGCAGGGCCGGAAGCCGCAAAGCGCAAGCTGATATTTGGTAAGTTCGGCATGGATGTGCCGGACGAGCCCCCGCAAGATCCGATCACGGCGTACCTGCTGAACACCTTCCGCAACGTATGCCGGGGGCGGCGCTACATCTCAGGCATGGGCGGCGTTTTCCCAATGCCGCTGTCGGCTCGTGAGATCACGGATTGGATCGATTCGCATCCTTCACCCCTGCACCGTGAAGAGATTGACCTTGTTCTGTTCGAGCTGGATCGCCTGTTCATGGGCCAGGGCGACGAAGAAGAAGAGGATTAACGGTTGTTCGCCGTTGCGAACGATGCTGGTAGATTGCCCCTATCAACTAGATAGAGGCACCTATGCGAAAATTAATTGTTATGACCGCCCTGTCGCAGGCAGTCCTTGTTTCGCCTATCGCATCTGCTGATGCGGCAACAAACGAAGCGGCCGCGCTTTTAGCTTTCAATGCGGCCGAGCTTTGCCATACTCATGCCGGGTTATACAGCACTGCGTCTGGCGCAATTCGCGATGGACATACTGAAGAGGCTGTCCGTGAGGCGGGAGCTGTTCCATCTGGATCAGAGGCGGACAAAGTGATAAAGGCAGCCGTTGCGGACACAAAGTCAGGAAAGGAAGACGCAGATAGGTTTTACGAGCAATGCATGAAGAAAGCCCGACAGAAAGTCTACGCCACAATTGAAGGTGGAAAGATATCTTAAGGTAAAGACCCATAACGGCCCGCTTCGGCGGGTTTTTTTACGCCCGGAGAAAAGTATGGCCCTCACTTCACGACTTGCCATTGAGGTCGATAGCCGCAGTGCTGAGCAGAAAGTGCAGGACCTTCGTCGCTCGCTTGAGGCTCTGAATAATGCTGGCGTCCGGACAGGCCCTGTCATGTCGGGGGCAGGTGGAGCTATCAACGACGCCGGTCGAAGCTCACGCTCAGCCGCCACTCAGGTACAAGGCCTAGATAGGACTGTTCGCTCGTTAGCATCGGCTGCGGCTGGGCTTGCAGGGCCTTTGCTGGCAGCTTTCGCCACAAAGTCGCTGTATGACGCCAGTGAGGCTTATAGCACGCTGACAAACCGAATGAAGCTGGTCACAAGCAACGCCACTGAGCTTGCCGCGGCGCAAAAGGCTGTTTTCTCGATCGCCCAGAGCGCATACCAGCCACTGACGGCAACCGCCGAGCTCTATCAACGCATCGCGACGAACCAGAAGGAATTGAAGCTAACAGGCGAGGGTGTAGCTGGTGTCGTTGGAACGATCAGTAAGACCTTGGCCATCTCTGGCGCGTCAGCTGCATCTGCCAACGCGGCCCTGATCCAGCTGGGCCAGGCATTCGCGTCTGGCGTACTGCGAGGCGAAGAGCTGAACAGCGTAATGGAGCAGGCCCCGGCGCTGGCTCAAGCTATCGCAGCCGGTATGGGCAAGACAGTCGGCGAGCTTCGGTCGCTCGGCGCGGCAGGCCTTCTAACTGCTGATGCCGTTGTAAAGGCTTTGCAGGCGCAGCGTGGGGCTGTGGATGCTCTGTTTGCGAGGACCTCGGCCACCATCGGTAACAGCCTCACAGCGCTGGGCAACTCGACTACCTCGTTCATAGGTCAGCTTGATCAGGCAACAGGATCGAGCGCGTCACTTGCGAAGAGCATTCTTTCACTTTCAAGCGCGATCGACGGCGGGCTGCCGGCCGCAATCAAATTGGCCACTGACAATTCCGAGGAGCTTGGCCAGGTGCTCACCACCGGTCTCTATGTTGCTCTTGCGCGGGTTGCTGGTGGATTTGCTCAACAGGCTGCGCAGGCTGGTTTCGCAGCGGTGGCCAACCAAAAGGCGCTGACCGTTTCAGCAGCCACGGCTACGCAGGATCTCGCTGCCGCTAAGTCGAAACAGGTAGACGCCAAAGCTGCAGTAGACCGAGCAAACGCACAGGTGGCATCGGCTCAGCGACAGGTTGCCGCGGATAAAGAGGTTATGGCTTCTGAAATCAATAGGACCAGGGCTGTTCAGGCGGCGCTGGTTGCTGAGAGGGAGACAGAGGTTCAGCGTCTGAAAGCACAGATTTCAGACCAGGGCCGGGCCGCCTCTCTTAATCGACTGGCAGAACTGAGCCGAGCGCATGTGGTAGTCACAAACCAAGTTAATGCCGCCGAGAGCGCGCTTGCGGCAACCACGGTATCCTCGTCGGCGACCATAGTCGCAGCGTACAGAGCCAAGACGGCGGCGGTTGCGGCTTACGGAGAAACGACTGCAGTCGTCAATGCGTTAACGGTCGCATCCAATAACGCAGCGGCGGCGGCAAGCTTGACGTCCAGAGCACTTGGAGCGTTAACCGCAGCAGGCACCGGCCTCCTGGGAATGCTCGGCGGTCCGCTCGGGCTGCTCTTCATTGCAGGCGCTGTCGCTGTGTCCTTCATGGATTTCCGCAGCAGTAGCGACAAGGTGAACGAGGGGCTGCAGAATCTGAAGGGGCCGCTCGATGATGTTATTGCGCGATTCAAGCAGCTCACCAAAGATCAGCAGGCGGCAGCTCTGGTCAAGTGGGGAGAAACCCAGGCCGAGGCAGCCAAGGCAGCAAACGAGGAATTTCAAAATCTCAACAAGAGCCTCCAGGCCGGCCTGGTCGGTCCAAGATCGAGCGCTGCGGGCACAAAGATATTCAGCGATTACTCGGCACAGATCGCTTCAGCAAGAGAGGCGGGCGAAAGCCTGACGCCGATTTTTGAGAAGCTGCGCAGTGAGCCTGGGGTACCGGAAAGCCTGATAAATAGCCTTGTCAAATCGGCTGGCGCTTATTCAGGCTTATCAGCTTCTGCCAAAGAGGCGAAGGACAGAATCGCAGCGCTCAAAACGGAATCGGCAAACGCCGCCACCACCGCTGCGCTTTCCACTGGCGCAACCAACGTAATGACCGGCGCAGGGAAGAAATACAACGAAGAGCTTCAAAAGCAGCTCGGCAAGCTCCAGGACAACAACGATGCGGTAAAGGAGGCCAACCGCTATATCGCGGAGCACAAAGACCTTACCGAGGCTGACAAGGTCGCCATTCTGTCCACGGCAAATGCGCTGAAATCTCAGGAGGCGGCAAACAAGGCTGCGGCCAAAGCGACCCGAGAGGCCGGCAAGGCGTACACAGAAAGCGCTGGCACGAAGGCTCTTGACGATGCTCGGAAGCAGTATGCCGTTCTCGGCGAGCAGTCGGCGATCATCAAGGCGCAAAGGGGTGACACTGAAAAGCTTGGAGCAGCGGCAACCGAGCTAATCAAGTGGGAGCAGCAGCTCGCCAACATCAAGAGCAAGCAAACTCTGACCGCCGACCAGAAGTCATTGGTGGCGAATCAGGACTTGGTCACGGCTCAATTGCGCCGCAACGCTGCCCTGGAAAAGGAGAACCAGCTCAGCATCACCCGACTGGAAAACGAGTCGAAACTCAAAGCTTTCCGGGAAAACCTAGACTCACAGCTTGGTCTTGCAAAAGACGGACTGGACAGTGACCTGGCTGGTGCTGGTCTCGGGGACCAGGCCCGGCAGCGCCTCCAAGATGACCTCAAGATACGGCAGTCGTATCAGAATGATCTGAACAAGCTCAGCCGCGACTACAACAAGATCACGAACCCGACTTCGGCGGATACCTCGCTCTATCAGAACGAGACGAACGCGCTCAACGCTGCGTTGCAGACCCGCCTGGCCATGCAGCGCCAGTACTACACGGATGTAGATCGGGCTCAGTCAGACTGGACGCTGGGTGCCAGTTCGGCGCTTGAGAACTACCTTGAGCAGTCGCGCGACGTGGCCGGGCAGACCAAGCAGCTGTTCACCAACGCTTTCAGCGGCATGGAGGACGCGGTCGTGAACTTCGTGAAAACCGGGAAGCTGTCCTTCAAGGACTTTGCCAACGGTGTGATCGAGGATCTGATCCGCATTCAGGTGCGGCAGGCGGCGGCGGGCTTTCTCAGCACGGCATTCAGCGCCCTATCGGGTCTCGGCGGCGCGGGTGCAAATGGTCTTGCGGCTGGCTCGGCGGGCGCGGCCTCTTCGAGCCTGGGTGCTTCGGCGGCAGGGTATTCGTCGAAGTTCGGCTTCTCGGACGGCGGCTATACCGGTGATGGCGGCAAGTTCCAGCCGAAGGGCGTTGTGCACGGCGGCGAATTTGTCGTGAAAAAGGAAGTGGTCAGCCAGCCCGGCGCGCGTGAGTTCCTGGAGCGCATGAACGCCAACACCAAGGGTTACGCCGACGGCGGATATGTCGGCAGCTCGGCAGTCGCGGCAAAAGGCTCTTCGCAGTCCACAGGTTCGTCTCCGTCAAATGTACCGCCAATCACCCAGTACATCACTGTGGGCGGAAATGTTGACGCAGCTACGAAAGAGGATGTGACCCGATCCACCTACGACGGTGCGAAAGCTGCATACGACATGGTGCTGAACGACTTCAGACGAAACGGACCCATCCGCCAGCTCGCAGCCAGGCGCTAATCAATAAGGAGTAACGCATGGCTCTCACTTGGCCTGCTTCGCTGCGCCCGTCAGAAATGAGCTGGGGCATCGTCAACAACGGCAGGGCGTTCACGTCGTCGCTTTCGAACGCCCAGCAAATCGTTGGCTACCCCGGCGCGTACTGGCAGTGCACGCTGACCTTCGGCCTTCTCACGCGGGCTCAGGAGCGCGAGCTTTCATCGTTCCTCGGCAAGTTGGACGGGATGTTCGGCACTTTCAATCTGCCGGACTTCACCCGATACCGGAAGGTGAGTGTCGGCGCGCTCAGCGTGGTCAGCGGTTTCGCCCAGGCGCGCAGCATGATCATTGCTGGCGCGCCGGCCAGCTCCCCGGTTTTCAGCACCGGTGACTACATCACCATCGCGGGCGAGATGTTTGAGGTGACCGATCCGGTGTCTTCGAACGCTCAAGGCCAGGCCACGGTACTGCTGAACAAGCGCATTCGGAAAACGCTCACGCCAGGGGCGGCGGTTGAATACCTGAACCCCTACTCGGAAATGCGCATGACCTCAGACACATGGTCGATGACGCGCCGGCCGGTGGTCGCAAACGGCAGTTACTCATTCAGGGAGGCATTCTGATGCCCTCAGCTTTCCCTTTCAGCCAGAAGGTGGTGGATATCATCGCCACTGGCAAATTCATGCCGGTCTACGCCGTGCAGTTGGACTTCGCCGATGGCATGGTGTTCGCCCATACCGGTACCGGCGAGCTGGTTGTCGACGGCATCACCTATGAAGGTGTGGGCAATTTTGGCCAGGTCAGCCAATCGCAGGAAAGCGACAACTCAGGGTCGCCAATGTCGGTCGACCTGACCCTGAGCGGGCTGGACTCCTACATCTTGTCCGAAACGAACGTGCGCGGCTGCCGGGGCCGAATGGCCAAGGTCATCTTCGTGGTGTTTGACGAGGCTGGCAACTACGCCGCCGACATCCTGTTTTCCGGGCGCATGGACGCCGCCAAGTTCTCGTTCGCGGGCAATGGCCAGGACGGCAACACCATCACCGTACCGGTCATTGACCGTATGGCCGAGTGGAGCCGTACCGGCACCGAACGCTGGACGGACGAAAACCACCGAGCCCGGCACCAGGGCGACCGCTTCTTCTACGCAATCGCGCAAATGTCCGAATGGCCCATCTACTGGGGGTCTGCCAAGGATGCGCCGACCTTCAACTACGGTAGTTAGATATGCGCCATCGAGAATGGACCACGCGTCTGAACGAAGTAATCAAGGCTGCCCAAGGGCGGCCTTTTTCATGGGGGGAATTTGACTGTTGCCTGTTCGCCGCCGACTGCTCGAATGCGGTGTGCGGTGTTGATCCTGCGGAGCAATATCGAGGCTCCTACAAGACGGAAGCAGGAGCCAAGCGGGCGCTGAAGAAGCGTCACGGAAGCCTTGAGGCTGCATGGGATGCCTGCTTTGCGAGGGTAGCAATCCCGTTCATCCAGCGCGGCGATGTCGTGATGTACGAAGCGCCGGCAGGACGCAGCATGGCCGTGTTTTGGGCGGGTGATTACTGGGCAACGACCGATGACGGCGTTGCTCGAGTTGTGTGTGAGCCGCTGGCGGCGTGGAGGGTTGAATAATGGGCAGTGGCGTTAAAAAGATTGCCCAGGTCGCCGTCGGCGCTGTGATTGGCTTCGTACAAGGTGGTCCGGTGGGCGCTGCAATTGGCGCTGGCCTGGCCTTCTACGCTGCGTCCCAGCAGGAAAAGCTAAACACAAAGTCACCCCTGCGCGACAACGAGCCGTCCGCTCAGACGGTAAGGTCGTCGAAAGCGCCGATCCGGTTCATCCTCGGTCGTGTATCCACCGGTGGCGTTCTGGTCTGGGCGCAGGAGCAGTCCGGCACGCTCACAGAGGGCGAGCAAATTCACCTTGTGTACGTGCTGTGTGAAGGCGCGATCGATGCCTTGGAGAACATCTACCTCGGCGAGGAAGAGATCGGCTCGTTCGGTGAGTTCGCCAGCTATGAGCTGATCGTCAACCCGACAGAAGTGAACGCATTCCTCAAGGCCAATTGCCCGGACTGGAAAGACAGCCAGATCGGGCGCGGCCTGTCGTACGTGCGCATTACCCTGAAGTACAGTGCCGAAAAGTTCCCGTCCGGAATCCCTGACACTCGCTTTGTTGTCCGCGGCCGGAATGACATTTACGACCCGCGCACCGGCAACAACATCTATACCGCCAACACCGCACTGCACATCCTCTGGTTCCTGCGTAACCGCTGCAACGTTCCGGATGACGAGATCATTTTCGAGACCTTTGCCAGTGCGGCAAACGTCTGCGATGAAGCGCTGACCAATGCCGATGGCTCCGTCAGCCAGCGCTATCGCACTTCTTGCGTGATTGGTGCTGACGAGCAACGTCCGGGCGTGCTGCAGAAGCTGGAGGCGTCATGCGCTGGCAAGCTGATCCGCGTCGGCGGACGCTGGATGCTCCAGGCAGGCGCCTACTACGGCCCGTATGACTTCGAGATAACCGAAGACATGATCATCGGCACCGTGTCCGGCAGCACCGAGTCGACCAACGATTCCGCCATCAACACGGTGCGCGGAACGTTCATCGATCCTGAACAGTCATGGACTGAGACGGATTACCCAGAGGTCAGCGTTTCCGAATGGATTCTTGAGGACGGCGGCGAAGCTGCCGAGACGATGACGTTCTCGTATGTGACCGACGCGTATCAGCCTCAGCGCCTGGCCAACATCGCCATGCGCCAACGCCGCGCTGGCGGGGCAATCAGCCTGCCGATGAACTTTTCGGGCTACAACTGCCGGCCTGGCCGCGTAGTGCGTGTGAACCTGCCGTCACTGAACATCCTTGGCGAGTTCATCGTCTCCGACTGGTCTATGGGTGACAGCGAAGGATGCACGGTTCAGGTCAAGCAGTACGAGGCGGCAATCTTCGATGATGCCGTGGGCCAGCCTTACAACCCGCTGGGGTTCATCAACCTGCCAAGCGGCGGACTTGGCTCACCCACCGGCCTTGCGTGGGCGCCGGGAGATGCTGCTGAGGTGGTGCAGGGCGTTCTGTCGTGGGTTCCACCGCAGGGCATCGTCACCTCCTATGTGGTCACGGTCCGCCAGGGCGGTGGTGTCGCGCAGTCACGCTCGGTGCCCGCGACGGCCAACACGCTTGCCATCAACGGATTGGCGTCAGGCACATACACAATGAGTGTAGCCGCCCTGGGTCCAATGGCCCGATCTGGCGAAGCGAGTATATCGGTGAGCATTCAGGGGCCTCCTATCCCTGAGTCGTGCGTGGTGCAATCGTCGATCGACAGTATCGTGCTGATCCCGCAGAACCCTAACCACGGCTTGAACGGCGGTACCTACGAGTACTTTTTCAGCACCAACCCCAATGCTACTTCGGGCGCGGCGCAGTACCTGGGGCAGGGCCTATCGTTCACCCTCAACGATCTGGCGTTCTACACCAACTATTACTACTTCATCCGCTCGACCAACGCATACGGGAAGAGCGCCTTCCTTTATGTGCCTGCGTCGACTTCGAACGATGTGTCGGCCTATCTGGCTGCCCTCGCCGGGAAGATCAGCAAGACCGAGCTTGCGCAGAACCTGCTTTCAGAGATTGAGCTGATTAGTGGCGACGGTGACGGATCGGTTAATGAGCGCCTGGCTGAGTTGAAGGCAGAGATCGGAGAAATCACTGACGCGCTGGTCTACGTGCCGACTGACGCCTATGTCCGCGACAACACCGTGCGCGTCGGCGACAACCTCTGGACGGCCATCGCGGCGGTGCCTGCGGCTGCCAATGGATCGAACGGCCCGCCGAACCCGGCTTACTGGGTCAACAGTGGGCAGTCGATCCGCACTGCAAATGCTCTGGCCGCTCAGGTAACGAAGAACACCACTGACATCACCACGGTTGACGGCAAGACCACTGCGACTGCCACACAGATGCAGGCCGTGCAGGCGCAGTACCGGGCCGACAGCGGGGAAGGCGATCTGCTCGATGCGCTTAGAGGGTGGGATAGCGCGGCCAGCGCAGCACAGGAAGTGAAGATCAGGGCGGAAGAGAACTTCGCACAGGCCGAGCGAACGACGTCGCTTCAGGCGCGTGTCGGCACCACCGAAGCGCGGATCACCACCGTCGAGACGACGACTGCCACGGACCGTGAGGCAACTGCCCAGCGGATTACGGCAATCGATTCTCGCGTAGGTACGAGCGAATCGAAGATCACGACGATTGAGTCAACCGCAAACACGGACCGGCAGGCCACGGCTCAGCAGCTTTCAACGCTGACTACGGCAGTTGGAACAAACCAGACAGCCGTTCAGACCGAAGCAACTGCCAGGTCTGACGGCGATACGGCATTGGGCAAGCGTGTTGACACAGTCCAGGCAACAGCCAACGACGCCAGCGTTAAGGTCCAGCAGACATCCAGTGCGTTAGCTACCACCAACAACAAGCTGGCTGGAATCTGGTCGGTGAGGATGGAGCTCACACAGAACAACATCCCATATGCGGCCGGCTTTGGGCTTGGACTCGAGAGCGGGGCGGCTGGCACAACCTCGCAGTTCGTGGTGAGGGCCGACACGTTCTTGGTGATGAACACCAGTTCTCAATCGCCGCAGTCGTTTTTCGGTATCACTGGCGGGCAGACATTCATTCAGTCGGCTTTTATTCAGGACGGCACGATCACCAACGCCAAGATTGGGAGCTACATCAGTTCGACCAATTACCTGGCCGGGCAGAGCGGCTGGATTCTGAGCAAAGACGGTACGTTCGAAATCAACTCACCGCTTGCCGGGGGAGGCAGGCAGGTCATTAACGGTCAAGGCGGCAAGGTTTATGACGAGCGAGGCCAGTTGCGCTACCAGTGGGGGAATTTAGCCGCATGAGTTACGGAGCCAGAGTTTGGGACGAAAACGGGAATTTGGTCATGGATACGACCACGTTCACTTATCAGGTGATTTGGCAGGGGGTAGTGGATTTCAGCGATACAACCGGATCAACAGCCAAGGTAATCACGCTGAGCATTCCGGGTTTCGACCCGGCCAATTGCGTTTTCATGATTATTCCCACCCGAGCCCAAGATATCCAGAACGCTGAATCCGACCCTCTCGGAAACATAAAGTCCTACCCGTACGTAACAACGGCAAAAGACCAAGTAGTCATCCGCTCAGCAAATCCATCAGCAAATCTCGGGAACACCAACCAGACACGGATTGTTGCCAAGGGTTACGCAGTGAGGTTTAAGGTATGAGCTTTGGCGTCATCAGTATCAATGAAAGCTCTTTCGTGCAGATTGATTCGGAAACGCCTAGGCTTTGCGTACTCACGAAGGGCACTTATTCAGGAACCACAAACGCAAACGTCACGTTTCCACGCGCGGTAACAAGTGCAGATCCTCCAATAGTGTTCATAAGGCCCGATCAAAACGGCATCGTCCAGGTGCCGATATCAGTATGGTTTACAGGTGGTCCGGGCAATTGGACAGGCTTCGCAATGAAGGCTTCAAACGTACAGAGCACACTGAGCGGTCAATATTTTATTGCCGCATGGGCAGCCATGAGTACAGCCTCTTTTGGGATGCGTATTTGGAGAGTTGGCGGCGAGCTTGTATATGACAGCGGAGCACCTCCAGTTGTCGTAACGTTTGCTGCGGGTAACTGGACATACGTTGGGAGCGATCAGCTTAGCGTCAGTCGTCGTTATATATGGAGCATCGACAAATTGCTTGGGTCCGGCGAGTTTATATCGATAAATTCATTTGCTATGAGTTGTCACAACGGCGCAAGCGGTGGAGGCTGCGGAATAGCAGTCGATTACACCAATTCAAAAATAATGATGTATAGCCTCGCTACAACGGCATGGACAGATCAGGGCCACCGGCCATTCCTCTGCGCAAAACTAACCGCCTGAATCAAGGCATATAATTAGGAGAATTCAATGCCTTGGTATAAAACCGGGACGGTTGCCGTCACTCAAAATTCAAACGCCGTTATTGGCAGTGGTACGGCATTCATTGCAAACAGCCGCGTCGGCGATGGATTTCGTGGCCCGGATGGCGGCTGGTACGAGGTGACGAACATCGCCAGTGATACGGCCATGTCGATATCGCCAAACTATCAGGGTGCTACCAACAATGCCGGTGGATATGCGCTGGCTCCGCTGCAGGGCTACGTGCAGGCTTCCGCCGATGCGCTGCGCGCTCTGGTCCTTCAGTACGGCCAGAAGCTGGCCGCGCTGGGCACGACCGGGAACTACGACATTCTGCCAGTCGCCAAGGGAGGTACTGGCGCCACAACAGGCCCAACAGCGCTCAATGGTCTCGGCCTGAGAGACGGCGCTTACGATATGCTCATCAAGAGCATGGGCTTGCGCGGCGCACCGGTGGGCTACAACGTCCAAGGCTTCTATGTGGGCTGGAATGGGAACGGGAACGGCGAAGTAAACTACATCTGCAACCGAGGTGGCGCGCTGGGCGGGCACACGTGGTGGTCGGTCAACTCCGACAATACGGCTGCCGGCCCAGTAATGACTTACTCCTACGCGGGCATCTTGTCGGTGCCTCAGCTGAGCGTCACGGCGAGCCCAATTGCCATATCCTCTGGCGGTACAAGCGCTACCACGGCTGCGCAGGCCCGCACCAACCTGGGACTTGGTTCTGCCGCCATAGAAAACACTGTTCCTGTGAGCAAAGGCGGAACTGGCGGAACTGATACTCCGTCAGCGCGCGCTAACTTGGGACTTGGATCGGCAGCCCTGGCAGCAATTGTCGGCGTTGTCAGTCAGGCCAGTGGCGTGCCAACTGGCGCGATAATGGAATACGGCACAGCATCAACCGGGAGCTACCTCCGATTCGCAGATGGCACTCAGGCGTGCTGGACGCGCGCATACACTTTCGGGCCGGCTCCAGCCAACACTACAGTTAACTCTGCGTGGACGCCTCCTTTGCCTTTCGCCTCAAGTGTTTCAGCGGTATTTGTTTCTCTTCAATTTCCACAAACAAGTGACGCTGCTCTGATTAGCAGACTTGGAGGTTATCAGGTTGGAGGAAATGTAATAGTGCAAGGCAACTTCAGTATTGCACAGGCTTACACGCTCGCAATTTTTGCAATCGGAAGGTGGTACTGAATGAAGATGAGAATAAAGCTATACCCCCAGCGTCAGGACGGCATACTTGTGCTGGTTAAGAGCGGAAAAACGTTGACCATCAATGGTGAGCTTTTTGACTTTGACAGGATGCAGGAAGGCGACACTCTTCCGCTTGAAGCGATAACTTCGGACTGGATGGCTAACAAGGTCGATTGTGATAATGGAGAAATGATCATATCGGTTATATTCCCAATTCCCCGGAACTACAGTCATGAGCAGGCATTCCCGAAAGACCTCGTTGACGTTCCAGATGGCATTGTTGAATTCCCCAAACCATTGCCAGACGTAATCCCGGAGGTCGCGCAATGAGCAATATTGACTGGTCCCAGCTCATCACAAAGGCCATGAAGGATGCCGCCGCCGCAGCACTGCATCTGTCCGAAATGAAAGCGGAATTAGCAACCCGAAACACGTCCGCCGCGCTCCAGATCACCAGGATTCAGGACCGAATAGATACGATCGGCTATGGAATCGAGTCTGGAGAAGCCGACGAAGCCGATGAGGCAGAGATGGCCGCGCTTGCCCTCGTTCTCCCCAAATGGAAGTCCTACAAGTTTTCGCTCGGCAAGGTCACGGCTCAGGCCTCCTGGCCTTCCGCGCCAAAGTGGCCAGTCGCGCCGCCGATACCAGAAATATCAGCCTCGCCGATGAGGGGAGCATTTGACGCTGTGTGATTGTGCCGATCTGAAACAGCCCGCCATCGAGCGGGTATTTTTTTGCCTGGAGAAACCCAAATGCCAATCACAGCGCAGCAGCTGCTGCAGATCCTTCCGAGCGCCGGCCAGAAAGCCGGCGTTTTTGCACCCGTCCTGAACACCGCGATGAGCAAGTACCAGATCGTCACGGTGCCGCGCATCGCCGCATTCATCGCCCAGGTGGGCCATGAGTCGGGACAGTTGCGTTACGTCCGCGAGCTGGGCGGCAGCGCCTACCTGTCGAAGTACGACACCGGCAAGCTGGCTGAACGCCTGGGTAACACGCCCGAGGCTGACGGCGACGGCCAGCTTTACCGTGGGCGGGGCCTGATCCAGGTGACGGGCCGGTCGAACTACGAGGCGTGCGGCGAAGCGCTGGGCCTGGACCTGATCAACTATCCCGAATTGCTCGAGCTCCCGCAGCATGCCGCGATGTCGGCGGCGTGGTTCTGGCACCGGGCAGCGCTGAATGCGTTGGCCGACAAGGGCGACTTTCTGACCATCACCAAGCGCATCAACGGCGGCACGAACGGTCTGGCTGATCGGCAGGCGCTGTACGCCCGAGCGCTTGAGGTGCTGGCGTGAAGGCCCTGCCGTGGAAGGCGGTCGGCCTGCTGCTGATCCTGCTGGCGCTGGCCAGTGCGCTGTACGGCTCATACCGGCACGGCGTCACCGTCACCGATCTGGCCTGGAAGGCGAAGTGGGCCGAGGAAGTCAGCACCCAAGCCGAGGCCGTGGCCACCACCACCGCCGAATATCGAAACGAAGAGCAACGCCGCCAGAAAGCGGCCAACCAGGTGGCAAACGATGCGAGACAAGAACAGACCGCTGCGCTTACTGATGCTGCTGTTGCTGACGCTGCTGGCGGCCGGCTGCGCATCGAAGCAGGAAAGCTTGCAGCCACAGCAGGTTGTGTGCCCGGCGATACCGGAGCTTCCGAGCGAGGCAAGGCAGCCACCCGCGCCGCCATGGTGCTCTCCGACTTGCTCGGCCGGGCTGACGCGCGAGCGGGAGAACTGGCAAAATTCGCTGATAATTCCAGAATAGCCGGGCTGGCCTGCGAGCGATCCTACAAATCCTTGATTACCTCCGAGTAACGGAACAATAAAATGGCAAATACCCACCTGATTCAGAAATACATGGGCCAGACGATGCTGATCGTCAAGGCGAACGGAGGCAGCGTGACCGTCGAAAAGCAGGCCGGCGGTAGCTGGGTTGTGACCGACACCTTCACCAAAGACGGCGGCTACCTGCTGCAGCTCGGCAATTCTTCGACGCGTATTACACCAAATGGTGGCGCTGTCTTCGAGGTGACTCGATGAGCCTTCTGGTCAATACGGTTCCGCGCCGCCAACCGATCAGGCGGGGCCTGGGCCTGCTCGGCGACAGCTTCTCGGGCAACTGCCACACCATCGCGGCGACGGCGTTTGGCACCGAGGCCTATGGCTATGCGGGCTGGATCGCAGCGCGCACCGGGCTTTTCCCGAGCTACCTCGACAACCAGGGCAAGGTCGGCGACCACACAGGGCAGTTCCTGGCCAGGCTACCAGCCTGCATCGCTTCATCCACCGCTGACCTGTGGATGCTGCTTTCACGCACCAACGACAGCACCACGGCAGGTATGAGCCTGGCCGACACGAAAGCCAACGTGATGAAGATCGTCACGGCGTTCCTGAACACGCCGGGCAAGTACCTGATCGTCGGCACCGGCACACCGCGCTTCGGTAGCAAGGCGCTGACCGGTCAGGCGCTGGCGGATGCGATCGCCTACAAAGACTGGGTGATCAGCTACGTGAGCCAGTTCGTTCCGGTGGTGAATATCTGGGATGGCTTCACCGAGGCCATGACGGTTGAGGGGCTGCACCCCAATATCATTGGCGCCGACTTCATCAGTTCGCGCGCGGTGCCGATCATCAATGCCAACTTCGAATTCCCCGGCATCCCGCTGCCCACGGACGCTGGCGACATTTATTCGGCCATCAGGCCCTATGGCTGCCTCAATGCCAACCCGTTGCTGACGGGCACTGGCGGCACGCTTCCGGCTGGCGTGAACGCTGTGGCCGGATCTGTGCTAGCGGACGGTTACAAGGCCGTTGGCTCTGGCCTGACCGGGATCACCACGCGCTGGTATAAGGAGCCAGCTGCTTATGGTGAGGCGCAGTGCATTGAACTGGGCGGAACCCTTGCGGCGGCGGGCGGTTACATTTATGTACAGCCCATAGCCAACGTCACCACGACAAATCTGGCAGCCGGCGATGTCATCGAGATGGTGTCGGCCGTGGAGATAGCTGGTTCGTCGCGCGGCATCCTGGGCTGGGAGGCTGAGCTGACATTCACCAAGCCCGTCAGCGGCACGTCCACCACTATCTACTATCGGTCGATGGACAAGTACCAGGAACCGTTCACGCTACCCGCCAGCTTCGTTGGGCAGCTGGAAACCCAGCGCGGGACTGTCGATCTGACAGAGACGGTGATCACCTCGCGCATGGGCCTGTACCTGGCCGCAGGTGTGGCGCAGAACTCGATTGTGAAGGTCGCGCAGTTCGGCATCAGGAAGATATAGATCGGTCTGGCGGATGAACTGAATTTCTGAATGGGGATTTGGTTTGTTCGTCGGCAGGACGCCGGGGAGGGTGTGACGATATTGTGTCGCGCGCTACGGTACGTTGTGACACGTCTTGATAATTCTGAACGGTGTTGACGATTGCGGGCGTCGTAACCTGTTGATTTAAAGCTATTTTATTTAGATGTGCATGATTTAGGTTCCAGCGCCGCAAGGTGTGAGAGTTCGAGTCTCTCCGTCCGCACCAGATGTACTTTCGCCGGGTTCCGTTGAGAACCGCGAAAGCCAGAAGAAGCCCGCCAAGTGCGGGCTTTTTGTTGCGTTGAGTTCCGCAAGACTCCAGCGTCTTCCGCGCATTTTTAGTACATTAGTCAGCCCGTCGTGAATCCGGGTTGACTGGTGATGCACTAATGCCCCTGGCTGACACCGCCGTCCGGCAAGCAAAGCCCAGGGAAAAAGACTACAGCGTCTACCTGCCGTGAAAGTGGTGCTGGTGAGGTGAGGCGGGTTGTTGTTCGGGTTGAAAAAATAGAAGTTCCGGACGAGGAAGAGCACGAAGAGCAAACTGTTGAGGTGTCTGTCGTGGATGGCAAGGCTGTTCGCGCTTACTCGACAGTCATCAAAACTCGCCAGCTCATGGACACCTATCCAGAGTTTGATGCAGCCGGTAAGCGCGTCATGATCATGGCAAAGGTTGCAGACGGTACTTACATTGATGAGACTGGCGATACCAAGATTAAATTTATTGAGGTGTTACAGGAATCTTCAATTCAGATCGGCAGGAAGAAAACAGTAGATGTAGAGATTTCGAAGATGTTGTGAACAAGGCAAAAGGCTGCCGCGTCCATTACAGATTGGGTGCCCAGCAGGTCAAAGAGGCGATGACTTCAGTCGGTATTGATGATTTTGCGGGATGGGTATTGTCCGACAAGAATGATCGCAATTCGCGCCAAGGGCTTCACTATGAGCAATTCATTGTGGTGCTGATCAACGGCGTTAAGCAGCTCGATGAGCGTCTGGAGCGTTTGGAAAAGCAATCTGGCGTGTGACCAGATGTAGCGGCCCGGGGCTCTGGTCCTGAGTTTATTTCCCCATTGCTGCGTTATCTCTAGGTGTTTCAAATATACATGGTACAGTCCGGTCAGTATTTTCATACTTGACGCGAAGGAATGCAGCAATGATAACCCTTGTACAGTCAGACTTGGCTGCACAGAAGATTAGAATAGAAGCGTTTTGTAAACGTGTTCTGATCGTTCTGCTAGTTGGATTGCCGATACTTTCCGCTGTTTTTAATATTGTCTCATGGCTTCGCTATGGCGTTGACCTCCCTTTTCTGGACGATATCAGACCTTATTATCACGAAACTGCGGGCTCCCTCAAACTGCACGACCTTTTCACCTCCTCAAACGATACCCTTTACCCTCTGGGGATGGCACTGGATTCATTGGCGTTCAGGTGGTTGAGTGGGAACACCATTGCATACCAAGCCATCAGCATGACCTTAGTGCTTGGCGGGATACTGTTAATTCAATGGAAATTGCTCGAGTACTGTTTGAACGACAAACTGTTATCCGCAGCTGCCTTTTCAAGCCTACTGATAATGCTGCAGCCCGATTCATACTGGGGCCTTCAAAACATGGCGTACCATCAAGTGCTGCCTTTGCTTTTCATCCTGACGGCCTCACTTGTCAGTGTGAGCTCGTTTGGCACAAAGCTTAAATGCACATTCGGCATTCTTCTGGCGACGGCATCCGGGCTGGTCTATATCAGTGGTGCCTTCGCTTTTCTCGCTTTCTCTGTGGCAATGCTGACTCGTGAGCTGTTTGTGGTTAAGAAGTCGCCACAAGTAATGGGTATGGCGATATCGATGCTTTTACCTTCGATACTTACCAGCCTGTTGCAAGGGTGGGTGATTGTAGGAATACAGCATGGTATTCATCGGGCTGATACTGCAATGGCTTATCCGTGGGATGCCGAATTCTGGATATTCATTCTTTCTAAAATTGCACGATCTCTTTATCTATCCGAAATTTTTCCGTTTTTATCATTGGGTATTGCTAGTGCGGATTCCACGCCATCCGGACACTCAGCCCACCAACATCCGGACACCCGTTCCACGCTCATCCGGACAGGCAGTCGGAGCGCAGCAACGCAGGTTTGCATTGTTAGTCTGAAGCCCCTGCCGACGTCAATTTCGTTGCGCGCCTGCGCATCGACTCGCCCCTTAGTTCGATCCGATAAGCGTTGTGCACCAGACGGTCG